AAAAAAGATTATTTGGTAAACTTTGCCAATGTAATGATTAATAGGAGAATAAAATATGGCATCAACATTTACAAGTAGCTTACGATTAACAAAACAGGGTGATGGAGATAATCCTAACTCATGGGGTATTGTATTAAATGATGGTGTTATTAGTTTAGTAGATGATGCTATTGCAGGTTATACAACAGTAGAAATAGGAGCAGCAGCTACAGTTACACTATCTGCAGTAGATGGTTCAGGAGACGTACCACGTTCTGCATTTTTAGAAGTCAAAGGAAGTGTAGGTGGTAGTCATAATACTATTACTATGTTAATTCCTGCTCAATCTAAAAGCTATGTAATTAATAATAAAGTATCTGCTAATACAACTGCAAGTGATGTGGTTAAAATTAAAACAGCTAGTGGTACAGGATATAATATACCTTTAGGTGCTATAGGTTTAGTAATATGTGATGGTACAAGTGTATTTGCTACTAATGCTAAAGGATTAGGTTTTGGTACAGCAGCTTCTGCAGATATAGGAACAGGTGCAGATAATGTAGCAGTAGTATCTGCAAATGATTTACGTTATCCTAGAGTATCAGTAACATCTAATGCTACATTACGTGGTGATTTAAATATAGAAGCAGGTTCTTTAAAAGTAGGAACATCTGCTAGAGCATATAACCCAATAACTACATTAACAGATGCTGCAAGTATAACAGTAGATTTTGCATTAGGTAATAACTTTTTAGTTACTATAGGTGGTAATAGAACACTAGCAGCACCTACAAATGCAGTAGCAGGACAGACAGGACAAATATATATAATACAAGATAGTACAGGTTCAAGAACATTATCTTATAATTCAGTATATCAATTTGTATCTGGAGCAGCTCCTACATTAAGCACAGGTGCATCAGATGTAGATATATTAGTATATAGTACAAGAAGTGCATCAACTATAGATGCAGCATTATTAAAAAACTTTGATTAGGATTTAAATGTCTTCAACAAGTTCAAAATTAATACAACTTAATTTTAAACCTGGAATCTTTAGAGAGTCAACAGAATATGCAGAAAAAGGAGCATGGTATGATGTTGATAAAGTTAGATTTAGAGCAGGTAAACCAGAAAATATTGGTGGATATGAAACAAGAATATCTGATACATTTGATGGTGCTGCAAGAGATATAAGAACTTGGGTTGATAATAGTCAATTTAAAAGAGCTATCTTTGGAACAACTCAAAAATTAATTGAACATGATGGTAACAGATTAGTAGATGTAACACCAGTATCCTCAAGTGTAACAATAACAAATGCTTTTTCTGTAGCTCTTAGTGCTAATACAGTTACAGTATCTGCAGCAGGACATGGTAGAAAAACTGGTGATTTTATTTTTTTTACAAGCTCTACTACTATTGGTGGTAATATATTATTAGGTACAACTACCTATGCAGTAAGTGTAATTAATTCTAATACATTTGCTATTGATGTTTCTACCACAGCAAGTGCAGCACAGTCATCTAGTGGTGGTGGCACGTTACATGCTTTAATAGCAACAGGTGTATCAAACGCTGTAGCAGGATTAGGCTATGGAGCAGGTTCTTATACAGCAGGTGTATGTGCAGCAGGTGGTAGAGGTTGGAATCAACCAACATCAACAGGTGCTAGTGATTTTGCAAGTAGAATAACAACATGGAGTTTAGATAATTTTGGTGAAGATATTATAGCAGTTAGAAGAGGTGGTACTATTTATCATTTTGATACTGATGCTTCTGTAATTCCTGTAAGAGCAACTAAAGTATCTGGTGCTACTAACTCAACACCAACAACTGTAAATTCTATTATTGTATCACCTAATGATAGACATTTAATTTGTTTAGGTGGTAATGAGTTTGGAACAACAGCATCTCCATCAGGAACTTTTAATCCTATGGTTGTTCGTTGGTCTAATCAAAATGATTTTACTAATTGGGTTCCTAGCGTAAATTCAACATCAGGTGAAGTTATCATAGCTGATGGTACAGGAATAGTAGGAGGGGTTAGAAGTAGAAATGCTATTAATATATGGACTGATAATGCATTATGGAATATGACTTTTGTTGGTCCTCCTTTTACATTTAAATTTTCTCAACTAGGAACTAACTGTGGATTAATAGCACCACATGCAGCAGTAGATTATGATGGTAGAACAGTTTGGATGGGAGAAGATAATTTTTATGCTTTTGATGGACAGGTTAGAAATTTAAATTGTACTGTTAGAAGATTTATTTTTGACAGAGTAAATAAAGACCAAAAAGATAAAATATTTGCAGGTATTAATTCAGAGTTTAAAGAAGTTATTTGGTTATATCCTTCAACAGATTCTAATGAATGTGATAGTTATGTTATTTGGTCTCCTGATGAAAACTATTGGACATATGGTTCTGGTATATTTACAACCTTTGCAGATAAAACTGTATTTGGAAATACTATAACAACAGGTGTAACTGCAGCAGGTAATAATTTATATAATAATGAACCTGATGGTGTATTTACAGAAAGTGGTCAACCACAATCTTCATTTATAGAATCAGCAGCTTTTGATATGGCAGATGGTAATGAGATTATGTTTTTATCTAGAGTAATACCAGACTTTACATTAAATGATGGTGCACTAACTTTTTCTATAAAAACAAAAGATTTTCCTGAAAGTAATAATGAAAGAGAAAAACCTGCACCACCACACTCGGTAACAAACGCAACAACAAAAATTGATATGAGAGCAAGAGGAAGACAGGGGAGAGTAAGAGTATCATGTAACTCAGCAAATACAAGTTGGAGATGGGGTAACATAAGATTAGCCATACAACCAGATGGTAAGAGATAATGGCACGTTACCCAGAGTTACCAAAGTTTATTAATACTGAAGCAGAAGCTAAAGAGTTTTATGAGTTTATACAGCAATGGGGTGCAGCTTTAATTAATGAACTAGATACAAGAGATTTAGAAGTTAATGCAGCACCTGCTACTAATATATTTGCTGTAGTAACTGTAACTGAAATAGGTAACCCTAGAAGAGGTGATATAGCTTATGCAGCATCAGCAGGTAAGTTTAGAGGATATGTAAGTACAACAGCAACACAAGGATGGGAGAACTTAAACTAATGAATACAAAAGATTACTTTAATTTTATAAATGATAGCACTTTTATTGGTAATGTTAACACAGGACAAGTTATACCTCCTAATGTATTTACACTACAAAAACCTGTTCAACCTATGGTGAAATCAGACAAAATGGTGTATAATACGATTAATAGTAATTTTATTGCTGACAATACTAAACCCCAATCAAATGTTTATAATCCAAGAGGTATACTATGAAGCCCTCTTCAATGACAAGAATAGAACAAATGAATAATCAAATAGATATGTTAAATAGTGAAGATGGTCTTAAAAAACTAAGAGGTTTTCAAAATATGCGTATGCTACCTCAAATATATAGACAAGAAGGTGGTATGACAGATGTACCTATGACACAAGAACAACCACCTATGGCAGAAGAAGATGTATCAAGATTACAACAAGCTGCAAAACAATTAGCATCATTAGGTAGAGGTGGTGATACAGAACTTGTACATATGACACCTGATGAACTACAAGGTCTTATGTCTTTAGGAGAACTAACTTATAATCCAATAACAGGATTACCAGAAGCTTTTAAGATTGGTAAAATATTTAGTTCTATAACTAAGCCTATTAGAAATATAGTTAAGTCAGATGCTTTTAAAGTTCTTGCTCCTATTGTTTTAGGTGTTGCAGCTCCATATGCTTTAGGTGCAGGAGGATTATTTGGTAGTGCAGGTTTATTAGGTTTACCTGCTGCAGGTTCTATGACAGCTTTACAGTTTGGTGCAACTACAGCATTAGGCACAGGATTAGGAAGTTTATTAGCAGGACAAAAACCAAAAGATGCATTAAAGTCTGCTTTAGTTAGTGGTGCTCTTGCAGGAGGTGGTAGAGCATTAGGTAATTATTTAAGTAAAACTCCAACAGATACAGTAGGAAAAGTTGGTGGTAATTTAGGAACAGAACCACAGGTAATAAAAGGAACACCTACTTCTATGACTGGTGTTGCAAAAGGTGGTTCAGGAACATTTGATAGTAAAGCATTATTTGCAGGAGACCCTAATACAGTTCTTGCACCAGGTGTTACTCAAAGTGGTACAACTAGCACAGGTAATTTATTATTAGATGAAGCTATAAAAACAAGTGGTGTTACATTTCCAATACCTGAACAAGATATAGCAAGAATAGTAGGTAAAGAAACAATAAAACCAATACCAAAAGAAGCTATTACAAAATCATTTACAGAAAGATTAAAAGATGTTGGTAAAGGTATTGCAGATGATATGATTGTAAGAAAACCTGAAGGTGGATTAAATTTATTAAAAACAGCAGCTAATATTGGTAAAGCAGTAGGACCAATAACTGCAGGTGAAACAGTTGCTGATATGTCTGCAATGCAAGATAGAATGTTAACAGAAGAAGAATATTTAGCAGACCCAGAGTTTCAAGAAAGATTTCCAAACTATCAAGCATATGTAACTTCTTATATGTCAAAAAGAAGAGCACCACAGATAGCAACAGAACAAGAAGCAGTACAAAGATTTGTAGCTAGTAAAGAAGGTGGATTAATAAATTTAGCTGAAGGTGGTGAGTTCTCAGGTATGGTTCCAGGACAAGGTGGAGGAATGGATGATAATGTTTTTATGCCTATTAAAGAAGGTAAAAAAAGAGTAGGAACATTAGCTGTAAGTCCAACTGAATATGTTGTAGATAGTTATACAATGGCAGCATTAGGTGATGGTAATCCTGATGAAGGAGCAAAGGTTATGGATAAAGCAATTAAACAAATTAGAAAAAAAGCATACGGAACAACAGAGCAACCAAATGAAATAGATGGTTTGCGAACATTAGTTCCTTTAGTTAGGAGTGTGGGATAATGGCAAGTATATTATCATCTTTATTTGGAGTAGGTCAACAGCAACAACAGCAACCTGCTGCACAAGTAATACAACAACAGTTACCAAAAGAAGTAGCACCATTTTATGAGAAGTTGTTAAAAGAGTCAGAAGCTTTATATAAACAACAAATGGAAGAAGGTGCACCTATTTATGAAGGTAAAACTATAGCAGGTTTTACACCAGAACAAGAACAATTATTTTCAGGACTACAAGGATTAGTAGGTCAACAAGCTCCTAAGTTTGCCGAAGCAGAAGCTTTAACTAGAGGTACTGCTGCTAAGATTACACCTGATGAAGTACAAGAGTTTATGAATCCTTATCAGCAAGCTGTTGTTGATATAGAAAAAAGAGAAGCACAAAAACAATTTGAGTCAACTGTATTACCTCAGTTAGCTGCTCAAGCTGTAGCATCACAAGGTTTTGGTGGTAGTAGACAAGCTATCTTAGAAGGTATGGCAGCAGATACTCAACAAAGATTATTAGCTGATATTCAAGCTAAAGGTAGTGCACAAGCTTATAAAGATGCTATGGACCAAATAGCTGCACAAAGACAAAGAGAAGGAGCAGCAGGACAACAGTTAGCACAATTAGCACCTGCAGGTTTTCAAGCACAAGCTCAAGAGTTAGGAGCTATAGGTAAAGTTGGTGATGTAAAACAACAACAAGCACAACTTGCCCTTGATGAAGCTTACAAACAATTCTTACAAGAAAGACAGTTTCCTGCTGATGCATTAAAACAATTTCAATCTGTAGTACAACAGTTTCCAAATATACCTACACAGATAACTAGAACACCTCCACCTGCACAACCTGGACTTGCACAAACATTATTAGGTGGATTAGGAACTGCTGTTGGTACCTATGGTGCCTTTGGTGGTTTTAGTCCTGGTGGATTTATGGGTATGAAACAAGCAGAAACTGGTGGTGGTATTGCAGATTTACCTGTTGTATATAGACAAAGACCAGGTAGAGTAAGAGGACCTGGAGATATGTTAGGAGATAGAAAAAAATTACGTGAAAAATTACAAGAGTTAGCTCCAGAAAATATAGTTCCTACTGGTAGAGGAAAAAGAGGAGCTACATTAAGAGAAGAAGCTGAAGATGAAAAAGGTTTAACAAGTTTAAATGTAAAATTTGACCCAAATAAATTAGCTTTTATAGGACCAGGTTTAACTGATGAAGGAGAAACAGTAGGAGTTACAACTGAACTTGATGACACTGGTAAAGAAGATATGTCAAAAACTAGAGTTGATACTTTTGGACAACCTTCAGAAGAATTTACAAGACGATTAGGTTTTGAACCTTTACCTGAAGAACCACAAGCTAATCAACCTGGTTCTAACATAGATGCAGCTAAGAATGTAAGAACAGGTATTTTAGGACAATTAGATAAACAAAGAGGTGAACTAGATAAATTAAAAGTTCCTGGTGCTCCTGATACTACAGAGCTAGATAGATTACAAGCTGAAAGAAGAAAAGCAAAAGAAGCTAAAATAAAAGATATAGATAAAAGATTAGCAGATATACCTGAAGAAAGAAAAAAAGATTTATTTGCTTTACTTGCACAACAAAGTGCTCAATATGCAACTACTCCAGATGCTACATTAGCAGGTACAGTTGGAGGTTTTACTAAAGAAGGTAGAAAGATATTTAAAGCATCTGAAGAAGAAAAGAAAAGATTAAAAGAACAACAAACTAATATTAATATAGGTTTATTTGATGATGATGTTGCTCAAGAAACAGCAAGAATAAACTTAAAAACAAAAGCTGAACAAAATAAATTTGATAATATAATAAAGAAAAGAGCTGAAGGAACAAAACTAACTAATGCAGAAATTAATTTTGAAAACGCATTAGCAAATAAAGTTAGAGCTAAAGCTGCTTTAAATAGTTCTGAAGCTGCTCTTATAAAAGCAGGAAAATCAACATATACACCTTTTGGTAAAAGTGACCAATTATCTATTGCTAAATTAACTGTTGGAAGAATTGATAAGATATTAGACCCAGAATCAGGTTCTGCTAGAGAGGAAAGAGCAGTTATTAAAAGTTCTGTAGATGCTGAAAGAGAAAAAAATAATTTACCTAAATTAACAGATAAACAATTTGATAAAATATTAAAAGAATTAAAAGGTGAGTTAAGAACAACTAAAGATAAAATAAATGAAGGAATTGCTACATTAGGAGAGTATGCTGCTAAATCAAAAGCTGCTAATCCAGGTTATACTAATGATTTTGGTTCAGCAACATATATAGTAAACTTTGCATCAGGTGTATAAATGAGTCAGTTATTAGAACAGTTTTATGGAATAAATGTTACTCCTGAGAGTGATGTAACCTCTATTTTACCAGATATAGATAAAGAAGAGTTACAACAAGAATACAAAAAACAATATGAAAAAGAAGCTAATTCTTGGACTAATAGATTTGCTATTGGTATAGATAATACTCAAGCTTCTTTATTTAAAGGTTTAGATTTAATAGCAGATGTTACAAATAGTGAAGGTTTAAAACAATATGCACAAGATGGTATTTTAAAAAATCAACAAGAAGCTGCAGCTAAACCACAACCAACAAGAACAGCTTCATTAACAGAAGCATCAAAAGAAATAGGAGAAGAAATAGCTGATGATGATTTTTTTGGTGCTGCTTATAGAAGTTTACAATTAATTAAAGATATGAGTGCTGAAGCATTACCTTCTATGTTACCTACATTAGGAGCAGTAGGTGCAACTGCAATAGCTTCTCCAATAGTAGGAGCTGTACCTATAGTTGGTGGTGCTGCTGCTATAGCTACTAGATTAGTTGCTCCCCTTGTACCAGGATTTTTAATGGGTGGTGGTGAGACTTATGAAGAAGCTAAAAAATTAGGAGCTAAAGATAAAGATGCTCAAGTGTTTGGTGTAGCAGGTGGTGTAGGAATAGGTTTACTTGAGAAGATAGGTGCTGCTCATGCATTAAAAAATTTAATAAATACTGCAGGTAGAGATTATACTGTAAAAAAATTAGGTGAACAAGTTGGTAAAAAAACAGTAAAACAAGCTGAAGACTTAATGGATGAAATATTAAAAGATGAGAGTTTATTTATTAAAAAAAGTCTAGCTCTTGATGCAGGTAAAAATGCAGTTAAAGCAGGAGCTGTTGAAGGTGTAACAGAAGGTGCACAAGAAGCTTTACAATTAGGTGCAGCAAGTTTAGCTGCTGATAAAGGTATTAATGCATATGATAATGCTGAAGCTGTAAATAGAATAATAGATGCAGCAGCTTTAGGTGTAGTAGGTGGTAAAGTAGCAGGAACAGGTGCAGGTGTAGTATCTAATTTACAACATAAAGATGTAGTTAATAGAGCTAAAGATAGATTAGAAAAATTAAATGAAATAGAAGAGCTTCGTAAACAAGAAGGAAATATGTCTGATGAAGAACTTTTAAATACTATTGATGTTAAAGATGAAAAATTTAAACCAAGTTTTATTGATAATTTATTTAGACAATCATTAACACCTCTTGCTCCGTTAGCAAAAAAAAGTAGTGCAGGTTATGAAATAGTAACTGCATTAAAAAATTATTATGATAATGTTAGTAAAGATGTTGGCACATATGCTAATCCTATGGATGAAGCTTTATCTCAAGTAAGAAGAAGTATTAAAGCACCTTTAGTTCAAGGTAGTATTAGTAGTAAAAAAAATAGAGCTTTATATGATATGTTAATGTATGGAACAGAATCTAAAGATGCTAAAGTTAGAGGAGCTGCAGAGAAGATTAGAGAACAAATATTAGGTAATCCTTTACAACCACAAATAAAATTAGATAAGCAGTCTTTATTTAGTTCTATTACAAAACAAAAAGATACTTTAGATAAATTAGAAAAAGCAAAAGCTTCTGGTAAATTAGATATTGCACAATCACAACAAATAGAAAATACCTTTAATACATTAAAAAATAATCATATTAATACAGTAAACGATAATCTTAAAAAAGGAATGTCAGAAGAAAAAGCTACAAAAGAAGCTAATCAACAGTTAAGACAAGATAAACAGTTTAAAGATTTACAAGATAAAGTTTTAGTAGAATATGAAGGCACAGGTTTATTTGGTAAACTAAATGAGTCTGATATTGATTTAGAATTTAGAAAAAATTATTTTCCTAGAGTATATAAGATAGGTTTACGTGATGTAGTTCTTGGACAATTTGGTATGGGTAAACTTAAAAAAGCTAGAAAAATATTAATGGAACAAGAAGTAACAGTTCAAAATCCAAGTAATCCTAAACAATCTATAAAAAGAAAAAGAACAAGAGAAGAAGCTGATGAAATATTAGATAATATTAGAGCTAATGATGGCATGTATGTTCCTGATACAGAGATTACAGATTTAGAAGCAAACTTAGATGCTCCTGATAATACAAAAGAAACAAAAGAAATAACTTCTAATTTAGAAAAACAAAGAGTTATAGATGAAAATACATTTAAAAAATTAGACCAAGCAGGTTTAGTAGAAACAGATGTAAAAAAAGTATTAGATAAATATATATTACAAGCTGTACAAAGAGATAATGTTAGAAAAATAAAAAAAGTATTAGACCCAAACATACAAAAACTTAGAGAAATAGATGGTTTAGACAAAATAGAATTAGATAAAATAAAAGAAATATATCAAGCTATACAAAATAGATTTAAACCTATACAAGATGAAAGACTTAAAAAAGCATCTAGATTTTATTTAACATATCAATATATGCTAACCTTACCTCTTGCTGCATTAACTGCTTTATCAGAACCTATTATTGTTTTAACAAGAGTAAATCCTAAACATGCATTACCTGCTTTAGGTAAAGCAACTATAAATACTTTTAGACAAGCTGTTAGAAGTGTATTACCTAAATTTAAAAAGTCAGAACAAGAAAGAGCATTTATGGATATACTACAAGGGTATGATGGTACTCTTGCAGAAAGATTAGGAGATATAGCAGGTATAGATGTTACTAGAAGAATAACAGATAGGTTTTTTAAATTTACTTTATTAACACAAATAACACAGTTTAGTAGAGATATTAGTTTTCAAGCTGTTGAATCTCAAATGAAAGATGATATTAAATTATTAGCTAAAGCAAAACTATTAAATAAAAATGACTTACAAAAATTATTAAAAGAAGAAGGTAAATTATTTGGTCCAAAAATAACTAAAGCAGGATTAATGGAACAACTTGCTAATGCTAAAAAAAGATTATCTGAACTAGGATTAACAGAAAAAAATTTAAATATTGATACAGGTAATTTAAATGACTCAGAAGTTTTAAAATGGGCAGAGGGTAATTTAGAAGGAACTGCACCAGATATTGTTAGAGCTGCTTTATCTAGAGGAGTAGATGATGTTATCATGGCTCCTAATGTAGTTAATAGACCACTATGGATGTCTAATCCTCACTTTGCTTTATTTGCACAGTTAAAAGGTTTTATGTTTGCTTTTGGTAGTAAAGTAGGTGGTAGATTTTATAGAGAAGTTATACAACCTTTATTTAAAGGTAGAATACCTGTTGAAGAAAGTATTAGATATGGAGTATCTGTTGGTTTAATTGTTGCTGCTAGTTTAGCTATTAAAGAATTAAAAGATGAAATACGTTATGGAGATGAACCAAGTCCATTTAAAGATGCAGAGTTTGGAGATAAATTAGTACAAGCTTTAATATCTACTAATATAGCAGGTAGTGGTACTATGTTATATGATGCGTTTAATGCACAACGATATGGTTTATCACCCTTAGAATCATTATTAGGACCAGGACCACAGCATGCAGCAAGACTTGTTAGTGCTATAGGTTCAGCATCTAGTGGTAATCCAAGACCTTTATCAACACATGTAGCAAGGTCAATTCCTTTTGTAGCTGCTGTCTTTCCAACAAAGACTTCAGAGATAAGTGATAGTATAGAAGATTTTATGTTAAAATATTATAGTTAGGAGTAAGTAATGGCAGATATGACAATGATATGGAACGCAATATTAACAATGGCAATAGGTGGCTTTCTATGGTGGATACGTTCTACATCTGCTGCTATTAGTAAAGTAAAAGATGATGTTTCAAAAGCAAAAGAAAACATAGCTTTAACGTATGCCACTAAAGAAGATGTCAAAGATGACATGACCCAATTAATGCAGAGATTCGATAGACTCGAAAGTAAAATAGATGATATGATAAGGAGACAAGCAAATGGTAACTAGAACCCCAAAACAAACACAAGCAGCATTAGCTAAAGCAGCTAGACTATCAGGTCTATCAAGAAATGTTATAGCTGCTCAAGATAGAAATATGAAAACTTTTTTAGATGAAGTTGAAGGTAAAGAGAAAGCTGCAGTCACTAGAGAAGATATGACTAAGGTAGGTCTTAATCCTAAACTAACAGCAGATTTAACAAAGTATTTAAATATGCAAAATAAAAAAGGTAGAAAACCTATTGAAGATGATTTTAGAAAAACTATTAAGGCTCAAGATAAACCTGATGTACCTTTAGTTTCTCCTAGTGCTAAGAAAAATAAACCTAAAACATCAACTAGAGGTGGTAAAGTTATTTATAGAGGTGGTAGACCTGGAGGTAGAGAGGGTGCACCTAAAAAAACATTTGATAAACTTTTACCAGATGCAATGGCAAAACAAAAACAAGATAAAAAATCTAAAAGTATTTTAGGAAAAGTAAAAGAAAGAGTAACTCAAAAGACTGATGCTAAACCTTTAAGAGACCCTAAAGAATTATTAAATTTAGTAGGAGGAGCAACAGCTTTAACAAGAGCAGCTCCATCTATTATAGCTTATTTAGCTAGAAATAAAGGTAAAAAGGTATCTCAAAAGGTTGTTGATTATGTTAGAAAATTAAAAGATAAAAGAAAAGATACTAGCATTAGAACTCAATCAGGTAGTGGTAAAACTATACGATTAGGTGGTGCAAATTTAAGACAAGTGCAAGGTCCTCCAACTCCAGGAAAAACAACAGGTGCTGCAACTAGAAAAGCTACTCGAAAAAAAACAAAGGTAAATGAACAAATAGATGTAAATAAAAAAATAAAAGACCAAATTAGTAGAAGAGTAGAAGCTGCTACAAAAAGAAGAGATAAAGCTATTATAAAAAATAAGGTAGAAAAGAAACCTGTAGTTAAACAACCTGTTAAAACAACAACTACAACCACTAGAACAGCTAGAGAATCTGCAACAGATAAAGCAGCAGAAAGAAAGAGACTTGAAGCTTTATTGCAAAATCCTTTAACAGGTAAAAAAAGAAAAGATGAAATTAGAGATGAATTAAAAAATCTTAAAAAAGGTGGGCTAATTAAAAGAAGTGTAGGTGGTGGACTAAGAGATATACCTGCAGGTAATAAAGGTTTACCTAACTTACCAACTGCTGTTAGAAACAAGATGGGTTTTAAAAAGAAGGGTGGTATAGTAAGAAGAAGTAAAGGTGGTTTCTTAGGAGCAGGTAAAGCTCTACGTGGACAGGGAGCTGTTATGAGAAAAAAAGGAGGAAAGATTGCACTCTAGATGGAAATACTTTTCTGAAGATGAGTTAAGATGTCAGGGTACAGGACAGATTAACATGAATGAAACCTTTATGGAAAGACTTATAGAACTTAGAGAAAAACTAGATAAACCTATGGTAATTAGTTCTGGTTATAGAAGTGAAGCTCATAATATAGCTATAGGTGGTAGTAAAAATTCTGCTCATCTAAAAGGTTGTGCTGTAGATGTTGTATGTTCTGGACATCTAGCATATGAAATAGTTAAGTTAGCCATGGAATTAGAATTTAGTGGTATAGGTGTAAAACAAAATGGTGTGCATGCAAAAAGATTTATACATATAGATACTATGCCTAGACATTCAATAACAAGCCCTAGACCTTGGATATGGTCTTACAAATAGAGGATAATAAATGGACCCAGTTACTGCTATTGGTGTGGCTACAACTGCATTCAATGCTATTAAAAAAGGATTTCAGGTAGGTCGTGATGTAGAAAGTATGTCTAAAGACCTAGGCAGATGGATGGGTGCTATACAAGATGTTAAAGATGGACATAGTAAAAAAAAGAATAGAGTATTTGGTTCTGTAGAGGAAGAAGCACTAGAAACTTTTGCTATAAAAAAGAAAGCTATAGCAATGGAAAATGATTTACGTAACTTTGTTAATTTATCTTATGGTCCTAATGCTTGGAATGAAGTTATAAGAATACAAGCAGATATACGAAAACAAAAAAAAGAAGCTATAGAAGAAGCAAAAAGAAAACAAGCACAGATGATAGAGAATATTATTCTTGGTGTTCTTGTTGTGTTTTTTCTTGGTGCTGTTGGTGCGATTCTTTATCTAATTCTATCTGTAAGTTAAAGTCACATCTGTCTACAAGCTCCATAACTTTTTTCTTACCTAATATTTGTAAGTTCTCAATAATATTAGTTTCCAAACCTTCAGGTGACATATCAATATCTTTTTCATTCTTGTTACCTCGCACCCTAGATAATAACTCCAAAGCTTTAATAGCACTATTAGTATGACCATTTGCTTTTGCATACTCATATTGATTCTCTATTTCTGTTATAACATCTACATTAGTTTCAAGGTTCTGTTCTAACTCCAGAATTCTTTCTCTAACTTCTTCATTTTGTGATAATCTATAACCTTGATTGTACGCAGATTCTTTAGCATACCCTGCAGCTTTTGCAGCTTCTGTTGCATTTCTATGGAGGATGTAGTTCTGTGCAAATTTTTCTTGTTTTTCATTGAGTGCCATCTAAAATAAACCTATTATCCAATGAAAACCACCACAAACTAAACCAGTTATTATAGCATAAGCTAATACTTCATAATACATAGAATCTATTTCTCTTAATTTATACCATATATATTCAAATATGTTCATTAAAATACTCTTAAATTAGGGTTATCTAAATTTACATTTACAGGTTTACATATAGCAGTATATCTTCTACCTGTAACAGGTTCTGGAGGTTGTCCCATAATTCTACTAGCAAAATATTTACATCTATTAATATCATAGAATAATATTCTTTCTTGTTCTGGTACGTTTCCTAAATAAACCATTAACATAAAAACTATTGTTGTCATTTTAAATTATCCCTCGCTACATTTTTTGATTTTTCAAAGCTACGCATAGCTCCTAATCCTAAAAGTGACATCACTAATGTAATTAATCCCTCTACTTCTAGCTGTGGAGGTATTACATCAGGCATCCATATACCTGTAGCCCAAGTTAAAATTGGTCCCACAAAGAACTGCCATAGGAGCCCTAAGCAACAGACCCACATTATTGCAGGGCGAGCTCCAGAAACAAATAAACTAGGATGTTTAGCTTGTTCTTTGTTTACTTCTATCTGTCCTTTAGCTAGTTCTTGTGCATGTTTCTCTGCCATTGTAGCTAGGTCATGTGCAAGTTTATTTTTCTGGTCTTTATCTTCTATAAATTTACCTATGAGTTTAGTCGCAGGTGCTATCAGTGCTGTTAGTGCCATCTTTATCTCTCCTTTTTTTTAAACATATTGCAAAGTTGCCATCTTTACCAGAAAAATATAAGTAAACTTTTAGTGTTTTTTGTTTACCCCAAATTTTACTAAATTTATCTAGCCACCATTCTTTTTCTTGTACAGTTACATGTACGTTCTTACCTTTAAATTTACCTTCTTGAAATGTTTTTAATGCTTCTATAGTACATATACTAAAAAATACTGCTTTATTAGCATAGTTAAATATCTTTTGTATTACCCAATCTAAGTCTTGTTCAGGTATATGTTCCATAACATCTGTACATAAAACAATATCATGTTTACCTGTAGGTACTTTATCAAATTGTGGATATGCAGGGTCATATAAAGTATGTGAATCTATACCCCATAAATTTTGTACTGTATCTGCTAGACCTAATTCTCTATGTCTTTCATCATAAGCACAACCTTTACCACATCCATAATCTAATAATGTTTTACAGTTATTACTTTTTATTATCTTATGTAAAGTAGGAACTAAAGGTCTTAAACTTATACCTTTAAATGCTCCCTCATGCTTATGTAATTCTTTATATGAAGTAATTAAATCTTTATAATCCTGTGATGGATTAGCTTTATCTATTATCATGCAAAATCTCTTTCAAAGTTTGGTTGTTTGCTTTTAATATTTTGTGATATATCCCATAGTGCAGATACTAATGTATCTTTACCATGAAAAGTAATGTCCATCTCCATAACATTTTCATTAAATATTTTTTCACAATCTTGTGCCATAGCAAGAAGCTCACCAGTAGTCCAAAACTTTTTATCTTTAACTCCAACTTCAAAATACTTTGGTCTTGGCTCTTCATCTTCAGCACCTGTTGTTTCTTTCTTTTGTTCTGCTGTAGGTTCTTCCATACAAGAGTCATATCCAAATAAATCAAAGTATCTAAAACCCATAGTATGCATAATACCTATAGCTCTCATAGCTGCACAAGTACCACCAGTAATAAGTGTAGCACCTTTTGGTATACCTATATCCTCTCTAAGTGTTACTTGATTATTTGTTATACCTCTTTTTCTTTCTTCTTCATCTCGTAGTGATTCTGTAAATGCATGCCAACCATGTATATCTGCACCTTTTTCTCTTAAATATTCTGTTACAGATGGGTCAGTCATAGAAGCAACAAAAAATTTAGTAGAAGGTTCTATAGTTTTAAATAAATCTTTTCTAACTATACCATGTGTGCTAGTTCCTGTAATAGGTCTAGGGTCTAATACAATACAAGCCCAAGGTTTTATATTATGTTCTAGCAAGTTAGGATAAGAATGTTTTACAGCTATTACTTTAGTATGAGGATTATTTTTTATATGTGCATGTAAAGCTTTATAATCTGTATAAGGTCCACCAGATACTATAGTAGCACTTTGTTTATGAAAAGGATATTTACCTAACCATTTATCATCTTTAATTAATTTTAAATTAGCTCTAATATTATTACGTATATAATCTTTAGGTACACAATCTCTAGGATTAACTACAATCGGTACATTTAATAATTCTCTTGGTATTTTTGGTAGTTTATTATCATGCACAACACAAGCTAAATGTGTATGTCCACCACCTTTTACCTTGTCTGCAGATGGTAATATATTTCTTCTAGTTTTTTTATCTAATTTTTCTATAACTTTATTAACACCTTTAAATTTATCTTGAACATCATTGCCTTCTTTGTCTGCTAAAAAGTAATGGTCAAGAACTACTACAGGCACATGCTTAACTGCATTATAATCACTTTGTGCTGTCTTAATACTATTACCACCACCAACTAATGCAAAATCAATTTCTAATAAAAAATCAAAAAGATTATCCACATACAAAGTTTCTTTTGTATTACCTTGATTTAGAACATATTGAAACTCTTTGTTTTTTTCTTTCATCTTTGCAGCAAAATCTGTTAGCCTTTTTTCTACTGCAGATAATTTATTATGTGCTTTTACATTAAATTCTTCTAAATCTGTTTCAGTGGTTGCTTCTTCAAACAAATCAAAACCATAATAAACAACTTTATCTGTATGTTCAAAAGCAGCTAGTGCCATTTCTATAGCACGACCACCATTCCATGTACCAGTTTCTAATATAGTTTTAGGTTTAAAGTGTCTTATAATATCAGCTAATTGTTTATATCTACCTGGTATAATATCAGGTGATGTTTCATCAGATAAATTAAATATACGATTACCTTTACTATCTCTAAGTGGTAGCAAAGAAGGGTCTTGTACACCTTGTAAATGTAAGATATAATCTTTTACTTTTTCACCTATATCTAATACTTTCATACCATGTGCTTTATAAATATTTAATAATCTTTCTGTTATAAAAGCATCATGCCATTCTCTATATTGAAATACTTCTCCAGATATGTAAGCACCTTGTAAATCTCCAAGTAAATCTAATGCAGGTTGTTTACTTAAATTAAATGCCATAAAAGAAGCATCAATATTACTTGTACCATCATCATATTTTCTTACACCAGAATATGCAATATCTACATTGTCTGGTAACATTTTTAATACATCTTGTAATACAAATCTTTTTTGTGTGTAAGAGTCTGCATCAATCCATATTAACCATCCTGCATCTGCATCTTTTTCTGCTAACTCAAATGCATGTTCTGTTAAAGCAAAAACTTTATGACACCATTTTAATGAGTCAAGTTTTATATTATAAGGTATTTGATTACCTTCAGTTCCATCATGTTGAGAATTATTATCTTTAAAAGTATTATAATTTTTTAATGTAGATAAGTCTTTATAAGATATAGAATTATTAGGTAGTGAATAACTATCTATTTTACAATCATGATAATAACAAGTTAATGGTAATTTAGGTTCCCACTGCTCGTTAACTGAATTTAAAAAATGATGACCTATATTTTTTAATATAGTTTCATTAAAAGATGTTATGAAATTTACTTTTCTCATATTAGATAATCCTCTTTATATGGCAGTAAATTATTATATTGTAACCATTTAGCATCATTGCACCACTCTACAGCATATTTATTATCTTGATTTCTTTTACCACCCCAAGACTTAAACCAAGGTCCACCTGTTGTAAAATGCACATTCTTAGCTTCTAAATCTTCTGGTGAATGCCCATCTAACCAGTTCCATTCTTCAGGTATAGTTCCTATATCTGCTTCTTTATCTGGTAACCATTGAAAAGTATGTAGCCATCTACCAGGTTTAGTATTTATTTCATCTATAGTTAGTTTTTCATTGTAATGATGCTCACAATTAAACATCATAAGACTAGACCAGTTCTTTCTTTTATAAGGTTCTTGTGCTTTACCATCCATTTTAACACCTTTTTCTGGTTCATACTTATGTTTAACACACCATAAAGGATAATAACTATCTCTACACATTTCAAATAGTTCTGATATGTCTGTTCTTATATACATATCACAATCCATATATAAGGCTAACCCTTCATACATATTTAAATGTGGTACTAAAAATCTTGTAAAAGAAAAATCTGTAGAAAAAGGTCTACCATCTATCTCATCATATTCTTGTCCATCTAATTTATTAGATTTTCTTCTGTATAATCCCATGCGTTCCATTACATTTTTCTTTATAGGAACAACACGCACACCTTTTGTAGCTATTCTTTCTATTGAAAATTTAAGAACATGATAAGCAGTTTTTTCTCTTTCATCATATCCTATATAAACTGTATTAGTCATTTCATTCTTTACTTTTGTACTCATATTTATCCTTAAAAAGGGGGAGTATATTTCAACTCCCCTGTTAACTTAATTAATTTTAATCTTCTTAGGTTTTTGTTCTTCAGGTACAATCTGTTTAAGAGTAACTCTTAATATACCTTCGCTGAATGTAACGTCTTCAACGTGTAACGTGTCTGCTAGAACAAAGTCCCTAGTAAAAGACCTTTTAGCGATACCTTTATGCAAATATTCATAATCTCCTGCTTTTGCATAATCACCTTCTATAGTTAAATGATTTTCTTTGACAGTAATATTTAAATCATCTTTGCTAAATCCTGATAAAGCAAATTCTATCAGAAAAGTTTCTTCATCTTGTTTTATAATATCATAGGGTGGATAGTTTACATCTTTCCCTCTTATATTATTCATTACATCAAACAATCTATCAAAACCAATAGCTTGTCTTGAAAAGTTATCTATTTCAAAGTTCATAATTTATCTCCTTATTAAGCAAGTTAAAAAATTGAGTCTATTTCTAGCACTCATTGTGTAATTATAACAAATAATTATATAAAAGTCAAGAACTTTTTACATGTATAATACATTTAATATTAATACAGTACATATTATTATAATAATGTAATCATATATCATATATCTACTAACTCACAAGAACCTGCTTTACATGCTAACTCTTGTGAACCTCTTGTATTATCTTCTGTTTCATAATCTTGCAGCTTATTCCAATCAATATTCTTTGGCATCTTAGACTGTAAGTCATTATATTGCACTTCATCTATATCTTGATAAGGTGCTTGCTGATATGTGTGGTCTGAGAAAGGTAAGAATGATATACCAGATAGTGTATCAAAGTTATCCCAACACCAGTTACCTACATTAATCCATTCATGTTCTTTAACAGATATAGTTACTGATGGTTTATGTTCACACCAATGTTGTGCGTAGCATTTCCATATCTCTAACTGTTCAATAGCAGTCATGGTATATCTAAATATAGCACTAGGGTCTGCTTTCATAGGAAAAGAAAAGACAGAGTTATTAGGTTGCATTACATCATCTTCACAAGGTATGCCCTGGTCTGCCATAAACTGTGTTAATGGGTCTTTTTTATCTCCTCTTACTGTTCTAATATAATATGGATTATGTCTAGCATGAATACCACTAGCACTATCAACTAATTGACTAACTGTACCAGAAGGTTTAACACATGTAATAGCTGTTGATTGTGGTATACCTAACTTCTTTGACCACTCTTCATTCGTTAACACAGCTTTGTGTCTCATCTTTGCTAACACATCTGGTAACTGAGTTCTCATTCTAGATAGTAAACTATTATCCATAATACCTGTAAGAGATACACCTAGTAATCTTTCTTCTTCTGTATTAGTTTGCCATCTCTTACGTAGATAACCAAAGTCTGTAAGTGTAGCTTGTATTGTACCTAGTATTGTAGCCACTTCTATTTTACTATGTAATGTTTCTTCTGTATCTGTAGGTCTTACAACCACTTCTGTAAGATTACAAAACTGATTAGGTCTTAATATAATTTCACTACAAGGATTAGTACCAAAGTCCCAATCAGCATTACGTCTACCATTTTCTCTAGCTTTTTCTTGAGCAGACTTTCTATTAAAGATACCACGTTCACCAGATTTACTTTCATATAATGCTAACCATTCTTTCATAAAAATACCTGCATCTGGTTTCTCTGTGTATGCTACAGAGTTATTAGCTAATGCTCTTTCTGGATTAGTTTCCCACCATGCACCAGACTTAGCAACTCTTAATCTCTGGTCAGATAAATTAGACAGAGATATAAGAGCTGACCTACGCACACCACCTACTACCACCACTTCTCCTGTTTTACAAACAATATCATGACATTCCATAGAAGATAATTTTCTACCTTTAGCATTCTTAAACTTGTCAATAGTAAAATCAAACAAGTTAACTAGAGGTTGAGGACCACTTGCTCTACCACCAAATGTTTTTAATCTAGCACCTGCAGGTCTAACTTTGCTTATATTTATCTTAGGTATTCTACACGTATATAAATAAGATATTAAATCTTTAAATGCTCTTGCCCAACCTTCTTTTGAATCATTAACAGAAACAACATCATCTGTCTTTTCAAACTCTTTATCTGGTATAGTAGGTAATTTATCTATGTATTGTCTTTCAACAGAAAAACCTACACCTGTACCATTCATAAGTATATATAATACTTCATCAAATGCTTTTGGATTATCAATAGGTATATAAGAACAATTATATCCTGCTATATTTTCTCTTTCTAATGCAGGTCCTGCAGTCATCAATGCTCTCATAGATGGCATAACAGATAACCCTATAATACTATCTTCTATTCTTCTCCATACTTCACTATCTAATACTACACCTAAGTTTTTATCTAAATGACCTTGCATAAAATTACTAAACCTAGATACTGTTTCTATCCATGTCTCTCTTCTACCCTCATCAGGCAACCAACGTGCATATCTAGATGCATGAATAAATGTCTGATATTCTGTTGGTAAATAGTTATTCCCTGCCATAATCTTTCTCCAATATTAATTCACAATAATGTATTACTTTCTCAATATCTCTTGCACCTTCACCTTTTCTTCTATGTCTTGTAATATACTTTACTACATTACCCTCAAGAAAGGTAAGATTATTTTCTACAATATAATCAACAGGTTGTATCTTACATGTCTTGTAATGGTCACCACCTACCTGTCTATCAGTAGCAATCCTAGCTTCTTTTTCTATGTTTGTTTTCTTAAAACCTTTTACACTTTTTACTGTATCTGCAATAGCTTTATCCATTAATCCCATTTTATTCCCCTATTTACTGTTTAATACTGCATTAATTTTTTGTCTAACAAATTTAATTTCTTTAGAGTGTATCACTTTATAAGCAAATTGTCTAGTATAATTTGAACTTAATCCTGCTTGTTCACAAACAAATTCAAAGTTATCACATGTAACTCCTACACTACAAAAAAACCAAGCCACTGCTCTGTTCCTATTTAAAATAGAAATAGATGATTCTTTTTTTTCTTTAGGTTTTGTTGCATCTAATAAAGCTTGAAATATAACAGCAAGAAATAATTTTCTTTCTGGTGACTCACTTTTCTTTACAGTTGCTAAAACTGAAACCTCTAAATCAATTGTCCTTTTCATTATTTACTATAGTATGTAACATCTCTATTGCATCTGTAGCTTCAGATGCTTTGTGTACTAATTCAATTACATCTTCTACAATCTTAGGATGTTCTCCTACACCTACAGGATTGTTAAGATGTATCTTAATATTTGCTAAAGCTTTATCTCTCTCTGCTGTATAGTGAGACATAACTGCTTCTAATATATGTGCTTTTATTGCCATTTTATTTCCTTTACCAATTTGTTACTTCTTCTACATCAGGTGTTCTATTTACCTGCGTAAGAAACCTTTTACCTTTTGCATAACTAAATACACGAAGTCCTTTACCTTCATTAACATCAGACCAACATAGTCTTTTATGAGAGCAATAAACACAACCAATAGCAAGCTTCCTATTGCCACTGCTTCCATCAGGAACATCAGAATAGCATCTATCAGGTGGTCTATTTTCATCCAAAGTTTGTTTAAGATATTTAACCCTATCTTTCGCATTTATCATCTCCACAGAATGTACTTTTGTTAAACATATATCTCCATTTTGTTTATCTATAGCTAAAAAAGCTGCTTCATCTACACCATTACCTTCTGCATAAGCAGATATTTGAGGTATATAACCAAAAGGGTCATCCATAGATAGTGTATTATTTTTAAATTTAAGAAAACTTTTACCAGATGCACTCTTACAATCAACAAGAACTCCATCTATAAAACAATCTTGATGTCCTTTTACTCCTTCTATTTCTACTTCCTTTTGTTGAGCACTAACTGTATGCCCTGCTAATTTTGTAAATAATATTAAGACTTCTTCTAGTAAGTGTCCATAGAAAAATTTTATTCTTAATGAAGGATTTAATTTTTTATCTTCGTGTTCTGTATGTTTATCATACCATAGTTGCCTAGCAGGTTTACCTATAGCTGATAACCTTAAATTTCTTTTAGGTGTGTGTTTTTCATCTAATAATATCTTTATAGTATTAGCTACACCATCTGTAAAATCTTTTAGATGTTTATCTAAATCTTTTATATTATTTTTTTTATCTAAATCAAATAGAGAATATATATCTTCTACTAAAGTATCTATATTTTTTTTCATAAAATAAGTATGGGGATACCTTTATGATACCCCCATAGTCCTTTCTTTAATTAAGAAGCAAAAGATACTTCAGCATCTTCCTTTGCTACAAATCCATCTGGTACAACATCAAACGCATCTTCCATATCATTTTGATAAGGAATAAGATTTGTAACTTGCACTGCACGTAAGTCTGCATTAGTTCCAGACCTACCTTTGTACTCCCAAGTATATGTAGAATACAACACACTTACTTCAGAGCCATTACCAATTAAGGTATCTTTCATAGCTCTCTTTTGAGAATCCATTAGAGTTGGAGCTTTATTATAATCTCCATTCTTTCTCCTAACATTTCTCTTTATGCTAACAAAGTCTCCTCTGTCATCATTCTTATTCTTGATTGTAAGACCATCAGCTTCAGCAATCTTCTTGTTCTTCTCATCTAAGCTAACGTCTATACTCCAAGTACCATCACTATCAAATGTAGTGTTTGGATTTATTAATGAAGCCCAATAGGCTTTTCCCTGTATTACGGACATTTATTTGTCTCCTTTCATAGTTAAAAATATAATTATAGCAAAACATATACAATATGTCAAGCACTTTCTTTAAAAGCTTTTATTACATCAGAAGAAAAAAGCTTTTGTATATTTAACAAATACATACGAGATGCATTGTTATCTCCCCCTGATACTGATTTTTTATTATCTAAGTTTTTAATTATCTTTCTTAGACTATCTGTTTTAAAAACCAAAGTAGCAAAAGTTTCTTCACCAATACAAAGATTGTGAAACCAATAGTCAGATGTGGTAGCATTAATACCACTAGGTTTACCATAGCATTGATACTCTATTGCAATATTACCTGTTCGCTGCCACATATCTCTTTCAGATTTAACTTCAATCTTTTTATCTTGTAACATAGATGCTACATTTTTCTCTCTTACTTTTCCGTATTGTAAATCTATATCAAACTTTTTACGATTTTCAATACTTGGTTCTAATGAGTTTCTGCCCATGTTTTTCCTACCTTATATTCGTTATCTAATGGACAACGCATTTGTAATTGTTTCTCAGTATCTTTCATAGCATACTTAGTTATCTTACAAAATGCCTGCACATCTTTGTTTACAACCTCAAACTGATACTCATCATGAACACTAGCAACTAACTTTACATCCAGGTTAGAAGACGTAGTTCTTTTCATAATGTTTACCAACCACAACTTACACACAACTGCTCCTGCACCTTGTATTAAAGTATTAAGAGCAGAGTGTGGACTACGTGTACGCAACAACCTACCATCTATGCCTTTTATAACACCATGTTTTTGGGCAGTATTAGTTACAATGTCACGTACACGTTTAAGGGATGGCATACTTTTTAAGAATCTATCTATCAACACCTTTCCCTCTTTTGAACCTCCTCCTACTATCTGACCTATCTTAGCAGGACCTGCACCATACATGAATGCATAGATAAAAGTCTTTGCTTGGTCTCTATCTGTAAGACCTGCCATATTCATATTATGAGTATGTATGTCTCCAGTTAGTAGGGTATCAGTAAACTGTTTATCATTCATTAAGTGAGCCAAACATCTAAGTTCTAATCCACTAGCATCTGTACCTACTATTGAATGAGTATGTATGTTACCTACTGTCCAACACTCTCTACATTCTTTACCATAGGGAGACCGAACAGCAGGTATCTGAGCCATATTAGGACTATTGTGTGCCATTCTACCTGTTATAGTTTTTAATGTCATTACTTTACCATGCACTCTACCAGTTTTATCGTTAAATGATTCAATCCATGACTTGATTTGTGCAACACGTTTTTGTAATAAAAAGAACCTTGAAAACTTTTTAGCTTCAGGCATATCAATAGTGTCTAATACTTCTTCGTTAATAATTACATTACCTTTATCTGTAAACTTCTTTGGTTTCCAACCTATAGCCATAAGTCTATCAGCTATCTGCTGTCTAGAACCAATATTAAAAGGTATGTACTTGGTCTTTGTTTTTAGTTCTACTTTTGTAGGTTCAAACCTTTCTATTGCCCACTTTTCTAACTGACTAGCTTCATCTGACAGTTGTCCAAGTAACAACATTGCTTTCTTTATATCTAAAGCAAATCCATTTTTTTCTTGTTGGTCAAGTATAACTCTTACTTGATGCTCTAAGTCAATACATGACTTTGAGAAACCTCTACCTTCTTTCTTTAGGTATTCATATAACTTGTGTGTTATCTCTACATCTTGTATACAATACTTTTTTAACTCATCTGTATACTTTGAAAAGTTTTCTATAGAACCTTTTGGAAATTTAAATCTATCACCCCATGCTTTTAATCCATTACCACCTTCTCTCATTGGATTAAATAGCTGTGATAATATTAATGTATCTAATACTTGTGATGGTTTAATGCTTGTGCCTAACAATCTATTAAGAACAGGAGCATCAAAAGATAAACCATTATGCATAATATACTGTTCAATATTTTTTGACCAGTTTTTAAATACATGCATGTTATCAGGGTCAAATACTGTTACTAAATTTGTATCTATATTCTTAGCTACAATACAATTAACAACACTAGCATCTAGTTGGTCTGTTTCTATATCAAGAACAACTTTCACAATCTTCCTCCTTTTTTCCACACCAGTTACAAGGCTCATCTTTACCTACTTCCATTTCAGTTTCTTCTTCTTCACAATAATGCTTCCACATTTTAGGTTCTTTATCATCATTAAATAAAATTTTGTGTGCTTTCACTATCATTCTCTTTTGTTTAAATGTTAACTTTCTTGGTTCATAAACTATTTTGTTTTTTGCCATTTTTCATAACCTTCTATCCACATTTGTTTATTGTCTTCTTCTTTGTGACCCCAATATACTAAATGAAAAGCATCACATTTTGGACAAGATAAGTTTGTTACAATAGCATGTTCCTCATTATCCTCACAATCGTGGTCTCCACCCCATATTAATTCTGTTCCACAGTTATAACACCTCATTAGAAAGGAACCTCTTCTTTATTTTCTACATTATACTCTGCTTCGTAAGGATTGTCAACCTCTGTTAATCTACCTGTATCTCTATTATAATATAAATGTGTAGCTATACCTGTCTCTCCTGTATATCTGTTCTTTAAAATACGAATGGTTGTAGTATTAGCTTCATCTCCCTCTGCCTGTTGATTTCTTTCTAAACCTATCACACTATCTGATAAGTGTGCGATAGATGCAGAACCTCTGAGATGTGATAGTGTTATCTCCTTACCATTCTCATGACCAGAGTCACCTGCAGGTCTACGTAGGTGTGATACAAGTAACATACCCACACCTGTTTGTTCTACAAGAGAACGTAGCTTTGTCATAAGTACATCAATAGACTTTCTTTCATCTCCTTCTTCTTGTCCAGAAACAAGAATGGATAAGTGGTCTATGAATATCCATTTACAATCTAACGCTTGTGCCATATATCTAACCCTAGCAAGTATCTCGTCATTACTGATAGAACCAAAATGGTCAAAGGCAAAGAACCTACCAGAACCTATAGTATCTTCTTGCCATTTATCTAATTGGTCTTGAGTAAACTGTTTACGTATTTCTTTTATATACAATCTAGCATCAGCTTCTACTGACATAATATTAAATGCTGTGTTCTTAACACTCTCTTCTAATGCTAGTATACCTATATTATCTTTTGTGTTTCTAAACAAATGATGCATTAGTTCTCTCATGATTGAGGACTTGCCCATACCTGCACCACTTGTAAATGTTATTAGTTCTCCTGTTCTCATTCCATAAGTTTTATCATTCATCTTACTCCAAGGAAACAAACATGTTTCACAATACTCTTCCGTAAATAATGAAGAGCCTAGTTGTTGTAAGTTCATAATGCCTGCAGGAGTATAAGGTTGTGCTGACCACCAAGCTTGGTTGAAGGCTTGGCTTTTACCCATCTTAAGATACTCGTTAGCATCCTTATACTCCATAGACATTATTTTGCACTTGTTCGGAGAAAACAATTGAGCAACTTTGTTGGCAGCTTTCCTGCCTTGTTCATCCATATCGAAACATATAACTATATTCTCAAAACTATCTAGGTATTCAAAAGCTGACTTACAATCTCTCAAAGCACCACCTGCTCCTGTCTTAACAGATACAGATGCCCACTTGCTACCCATCAATTGATAGGCAGACATAGCATCTACTTCTCCCTCTGTTATAGTTACATATTTACCACCAGAACTAAAAAGATTCTGTCCAAATAATATTGCATCTTGAATAGAACCTTCAGTCCACATCTGTTTGTTAGATGTATTTCTAATCTTATTAGCTACATGACCACCATTTACATCATAGTATTTATAAATGTGTTTGGTAGTTACTGTACCATCTTTTGTAATCTTTGTACAAAACTTTTCTGCTGTGTCTTTACTTATCTTTCTTTCTACTATGTCTGCATACAAACCATCACTTGTCAAAGGTCTAGCTTCTACAACAGGCATAGGTGTTACATTATTCATATCTTCACCCTCTCCAAATCTAGTTTCACAAGAGAAACAATAACTATATCCTTCTGCATGTTTAACATTGGCATCACTAGACCCACACTTAGGACAAGGACCTCTGTCTAACCATTTACTTGAATACATATTACCTCTCTAATTATAATCATTTAATTTATCTTTATATAATAATTCAGCAAAGTCAATTCTTTCTCCTAGCACAACATTAACATCTTGTTTAGCTAATCTTTTTGACTCTTTGTCATCATACCCTTCACTTTTATATTCTCTGTAATACTTTCTAAATAAAGTTTTACTTTCTTTATCCCATAAATTTTTAGTCAACGTTATCTCCTACAGATTAATAATATAAAAAATAAATCCTACTATTAATAGTACAGGAAAAATATGATTTGTCAATAAGTTTTTTTGTTCTGTCTTTTTAAACCATTTACCTGTAGCTTTTAATCTTCTATCTCTATCTTTACTCATCTTTAATATGAGTAGCATCTGGATTTTCTACCCACCCTTTATATTTCTTATTTGTTTTTAATTCAAACAATTCATCATTTAATTGTTTAACTCTTACCATTAGATTTCTATTTTGTTCTTGTAAATCTCTAACATTTTTTTTTAGCATTTCTTCTATATTTGTTTTCATTTATAACCTCGTTAAAAAATACGCAAGTAAAATAATAAACATACCTACTATTAAACCAACGACAAAAGCATTTATTAGTGTAGGTTCTATCATTGAACACCCATTAATATCATATGGTCATCTAATAAAGGTCTAATTAATATATTATTTTTAATATATAAACTATATAAAAAATCTTCTGCTTCTATATCAGATTTAAAATATCTTACTTTACCATCTTCTTCATATACATCTGGTAATTCATCTATCTCTGGATTATATAAAGCTATTACATACATCATTTATTATCCCAATATTTCTCTATAAAGTATACGTTGTATGCCCAAGATACATCTTTATTTTCATTACACATCTTATCATATATTTCATAGTTAGTTAAATTATAATTATTATTTATATAATTATATTTTATAATACTATAGTTATATTCTTTTGTCAACATGTTATTATACCACAATTAATGGTAATGTAAAACATAGTAAGTACCAAACAATACATGCAAGAAACATCTTAATTAAATATCTAGTTATGTCTATCATTCTTAATACTCCTCTCAATTCTTTTGTATAAACTATTGTTATATTTATGTAATTTATAATTAACTTTATTATCTCTTAACATATCAAATAGTTTGTCTAATACATTTTTTTTACTCGGTCTTTTATTAAAATCTAATTCTATTTCTACTTTGTATTTCATTCTTCCTCCTTGTCTCCAGAGATAGCACCTATCTTTCCTTTGAAAGGTATAACCTTTGCAGTAGGTTTTGTTTCTTTTACAAGATGTAAGTCTGGGTCAAACTCTATCTCTGGTGGAAACATAAACTCTTCTAGTTCTGTAAACCCACCTATGTGTAGAAAGATTTGTGGTACAGTTTTGTGTCCTGCTTCTCTAAATCTTTTTATCTTAGGTAAATTATCTAATAATCTTTCTTCATATACTTCTCCTGCTTCATCTAGTAATGACTTTGCTCTAACACAATACTCGCAGTTTTTTTGTGTATATATAATATATTTAATCATCTACCAAGTCCTCCTTTTCTTCTTCCATTTCCATTCTAAGTTTCATATTAATAACTTCTAGCAGCATACTTGTAGCTACAGTATTACTAGGTGCAGTATCATATGCAAGGTCTGCTGTTTGCATCTGCATAGCCATTATCATGTTAGGTACAGATACTCTTTCTTGTAACTCTTCAAACATATCAATAATATATTCTCTTGCTAAATCTATCTGCCCTTCGTCATTAAGTTTTCTTACTGTCATAATATTTCTCCTCTGTCTTTTTTAAATTAAAGACATATGAAATTATATCTTCATGACTATATCTTTCAGTAGCATCTACACCTACTAACGCTTCACATAGTTGTTTATATTTTTTTTCATAGTCCATTATTCTTCCTCCATTTCTTCTATGTCACTAATGTAAAACTCCTCATGTACTTTTTCAAAAGTATCTGGAGTTTGTAATGCTTCCATACGTCTACGTACTTCCTCTGCATCTACACTAGGTGGATACTCTACATACCTTTTGTAGTGTATGATTGCTTGTCCTCTTACTTCGTAATATCTTTTCTTTTGTTTAGCCACGTTGCATCTCCTTACTTTCTATAAAAATCTCTTGATTCAAATCTAACAAACTTTAATACAATCCTATCATCATCATCTCTTACAGTCATATTAAAGTGTTCCCATACTTCATTCATCTCATCTCCATAGATATAAATTAATTTATCTTTTGGTTTCTTTTTTATTTTAATTGGTTTTGTTGGCATCTTTTTTCTCCTCTCTAGGTATTACAAACCATTTTATAAAACCTTTTGTTGAATATGTATACTTTAATTTTGCTTTGTTGTCAACATATATCGCAGTAGTTTTATCTTTATACTTGAGTTGCATATCACAACCTAGCATATGCCATAGTCCTTGATGCAGTTCCCAATGCTGTGTTGGTGTTAGATTACGTTCTTGTCCCATATGACTTGTCCTTTCTTGATTAGTTCCATAACTTCTTCCTTAGTTGCAGAAGGTTTATGCACTTTCCAATTACCTTTCTCATTAGGTAATGTTTCTACAACAAAGTCCCCACTTGTATTGTGTCTGAATATACTCATATATAGTTCTTCTACAATCTCTACATATTCTTTCTGAGAATACTTGGATACATCTATCTCTTGCACAAGTGTAGCAAAGTGTTGTACGTTTACTTGTTTAAATCTTTTGCTCATTCTCAATCTCCTTTCTAAACATTTTTGATAATCTAGTAAAAGGTATTTCTTTTACATTATTTATATCAGTATCATTAAGATGAATACCAAACTCTTCAAGAAAGCCTTGCTTTAATTGTTCAATATATTCTTCCATATTTTCTGCATCAAGCATATTACCTTCCCAAGTTACAGTTATTGTTGACGTATATCTTTTACTCATTGTTACCACCAATCATGTCCTTTCTCTATAGCTTCACGCACATAGCTTTTATTATCTCTATTTCTACTAACAAAGTCTGGTATAGTTATAACCTCTGCATCTGTTTCTATCCATACTTTAGCACCACAAGACAGAGGTTTGTCTGGACTATACACAACCTTACACTCTCCAAGAATATGCACTTGATGTCCATAGGTATTACTATTGTACGTCTTAACAGTAATCACAGGTTCTCGTTTATTATTCTTGCGATTAGATTTAATAACGTGTTGATTTATGTGTATATATTTTTTCATAATGCTTCTACCTCAAACTGTTCATAGTTAGGAATGATAACTGCAACACTACCATTGATAGTATCATTAACTATTTTTTTCTTTTTATACCAATAATGTTGATAAGCCCATGTTGCTTGTTTATTAATAGGTTTACCTGTAAGTTTAGCTTCTTCATCTATCCACATCTCTACAGTTTTTTTCTTGATACCTTGATTAGTATCTATCTCAATAATACCTTTTACTATTTGAATAGTATCTGCATCTATCTTAGGATAGATTTCTTTAAATGTAGGTTTCTTTTTAAATATCTCATCTAACATTTTGCCAGATGGTTCTTGTAATGTTATTACTCTAGTTGCCATAAGTTTTTCTCCATTCATCAGTTGCTTGTACTAATTCTGGATTGTGTTCCAGAATATCATTAATATAAGTATCACCCATATCCCAACCACCATAAGTCATAGGTGTTCTAACTGCAACAAACCACCTAGAGTATTGGTTGGTATCTTCCTTATCTTTTCTTTGATAAGTTTTTAATACTCTCCATTCCCAACTGCCTAGCTTATAGGTAGCATAAGGATTTTCTTTTGGTCTTGATTTTCCAAATAAGTTTTTAGTCATATGTTTTCTCCTTTGTTATTAATCATATCTGCGTTTTACAAAATCTATATAGTCGTATGCTTCGTCTTCAGTCCAACCTAGTTTCTTGATAACAGAATACACTTCATTAGCTATCTCTTCTGGTGTTCGTATTGTACCTACAGAAACACTATATTCGTATTCATCATCAAGGTCAACTAACTTTTCTTGTAGTTCTTGTTCTGTCATATTAAGACCTCCATTGTGCGTTGTAATCATAAGGCTCTTCACCATGCCAATAGTCTGTATTCTCTTCACAAAAGTTATTTGCTTTTTCTTCAGCATAGTCATCTACTTCTTTAACTTTATCTCTTGTAATCTTATACATATACATAGCAAAAGACCTAACCATATCATCAGACTTTTCTGATTGTATCTCTTTATGTAATCTTGTCAATACAAACTCTATAATATTAGCTAAATCTTTTTTAGATATAAAGTCTTCTTTTATCTGCTCATACTTTTCTTCCATTAACATTTCGTTACCACTATGAGACATTTAACACCTCCTTTTCTAAATATTCTACTTCTTCATCAACATAAGTGCATCTATCAAGTTCACTATCACTAACAGATATATCTTCTATCTCAGAGCCATCTGGTGTAGAATAACTTTCTGCTTTGTTTCTTGCTATATCTTCAGCTTCATCTTTAGTATATGCTTCAACTACAAACTCTTCAGTAATTGTTTTATCTACATAAACTCTAAAAGTTCTAGGATTATCTCTTAAGTATTCTTTATCTTCTTTTGTTAGATAATCTGAACCTGTCTCTATAGCACCTACAAATTTAACACTTCTTATTTCATCTCTCATACTCATTCTCCTTTTATTTTTTCTAATTCAATTTGTATTCTATCTTGTAAAGGGAAAGAATACTTGTGTTCGTCTAGTGGTATATTTACTTTACCATTCTTTTCAAACTCATTTAAGATAGCATCAGTTAGTAGCATAGCTATATCTAAATTGTTTCTTTTCATAATAACTCCTTTCTAATATATATATATATATAATATGTATCATACTATGTTATCTTTGTCAAGGGTTCGATAGGGTGTC